CTAGCAGCTAAACCATCAATGTAAGTATCGCATTTAACCTTTGAATTAAGTATAGCAGAAACAATTGAATAACCATCTAATACGTTTCCACCTATTGAGTTAATACGAACATTGATTTTCTTACATTTATCTTGTAAGTATTGCATTTCATAAGCAAATGCAGAACCTGAAATACCATTTACATACATTCCATTTCCATCAACTGAATCGCCTATTTGGTCATACAACAAAATAGTAGCTTCTTCTTCGACAATGTTTTTAATATACTTAAAGTCCATATTACAAAATTATTTATTAAATTTGTTGTATATCAATATAGTAACTATAATTATGGGCAAAGAACATTCTGAAGATGATATAAGACGTAAAATGATGTCTTATAAGATAAGAATCACAACTAGAATTAGTGGAGTTGATAAAAATAAATTTATGATTGATTCGCTTAAAAAAGGAATTAACGAAAGTGATTTAACTCGTGAAATAATAAATATTCACTATGCTATAATTGAAACCAACCCTTATTTAAAAGAGTTGGAATTTAGTGAATTAAAGAAATATTTAATTGATAAGATTAAATTTCATTAAAAGCAACATAAGCGGAATAAGTACTAAACGATTGAGTAGTACACGCATTAACAATAACAACAGTAAACACATCTGACACGTTACCTACAACTACACCAAATGAGCCAGTGAAAAATCCGGATGAACTACTACCTAATTTATCAGCCGCAATTTGTCCGACTAATTTGTAAGAAAATCCGTTTTTATAAATAGATACTGTTACTGTTTCTGATGATGAACCAACTGCTGCAAGGTTTCCACTAAGATTAACTGACATTAAATAATTACCTAATTTAGCGGGGGTAATTGCTCCAGTACTTGTATTATTTATAGAGCTTACATCTGTTTCTTCGTTATTAAATTTAACCGTTAATGAAGAACTAATTGCTAACGTTGCAACACTTGTAGCATAAGCAATTAAAGGTTTTAATAATGTTATAGGAACAGAAACATCTACAATATCGCTAATTGCAAATAAAGAACCTGCTAATGTATTAGTAAATGTCAAATATCTATTATTATGCACATTTCTATTAACTAAATCGCTAAATAATAAAGGATCAGCAGTTCCATCTGGAGTTGTATTAATAGTAGCGTATGTTGCAGTCGCTGTATTTTCTTGTAAAATATAAATCTCATCATTAAAAAATATAGTACCATCACCAGTAAATGGAACAATTGGACTAAGCATAGGCCCACTTAATTGATACGGCACTGATGCCGAATAAGTCAATTTATGATTTTTTACAATGTTTCTGCAAATAACAGCTAATGCTTGCTTGTTACCGCTTTGTAAGAAGTCTAAAGATTTAGTAGTTAATGGCTGTTGTATAGATGGATCTGATACAAATGATGTATTAATAGTTTTCATATTATTATGGGTATGTTATTATATTGTAAGTTATTCCTGCTAAAACATATTTATCTGCAAATGATCGTATAGTGTTTTCTCTATTTGTTAAATTGTTTCCTAATGTAGCAAATAATGCAGCTGGCACGTTTATAGTAAAATTATATTGAGCAGGATAAGTTGCATTATTAGGCATAAAGTACGCTGAAAAAGGGCTACTATTTACCATTGTGCTAGAGTAAGTGCTAGTTTGTCCCATTAAAAATAAATTAGTTGTAAGGGTATTTGTATTTAAAAATATTTGGTTTGTTGCACTTAAATTTAAAAACCATTTATTTAAAGCATATTCTAATACAATTAATTGAGAGTTGTATTTTACACGTTCATCTACTCCTATAAAATTATCATTTACTTTTGTCCAAAATACTGTATTATTAGGATAAACACCATTAAATGATTCAGCTACTCCTAATGAATTAGTATAAGTTGCTTCATAAATTGCTTTATCTGTCCATCTAACTCTATCGCCAAAGTTGTAAGTTAGTAAAACATTAAAATCAGCATAATTACTACCTATTTTATAATCTTCAAATATTAAAAACCAAAAATTTTGAATAGGTTTAGTTATAACATAAAGCCATGCTAAAAATTTAGATTCTCTTAACGTTGGCGGAGTTAACTGTTCCGCTACTATTTCATAATCATAATCGTATATTGCCATTATTCAGCTGTATAAATTAATGTATCTGCAAATGTATTACTAGCAGTTGTTTCTTCTACAATATAACCTGCAAAAGTTGGATAACTAGATAGTATCGTTGTTTTGTTTTGAACTAAATATGTTTTATTTGAAAATGCCGTAGCATCTGAACGCATAGCTAAATCAGTTATAATAACATCACTTACGCCTTCTACTAATTGTATTGCATCTGTTAATGCTGTAATTTTAACCTTAGAATCAAATGGTAAATCAGCTAAATAGGCATTAATTGCTACTTCAACAGCATCTTGTATAGTACTTGCATATTGACCGTTATAAATAATTTCAGCTACTAAATATAATTTATCAGAATTATAAGATTGAACATTATAATTTATACCAGCAAACCCTAAACCAACTGAGCTACCAGCTATTGTACCATCTCCACCATTATTTAAAAAACTATCTAAGGCGGTTAATTCAGCAGCTAATAAAATTTGTGGCGGATCAGATTTAGCAACTTTTACTAAACAAGTATTTAACCCATAATTACTAATAGCACATCTAGTTATAATTCTTAAATTAGAATCTACTGTTGGATACGTTGGAACAAAATCCACTAATTCTAAAATTTGAGGCGTTACACTTGAATATTGAAAATAATTTAAAATTTTATCTTTTAACCAAGTTGGTGTTCCAGGTGTTGCTAAACTAACTTGTGTTTCAATATCAGTTTTAAATATATCCCACAACGTTTCTTGTAAAAACATTTGAGCAGCTACAATATATTTCCATAATTTATAAATAGCTGAATTAGAAGGGCTATTTAAACCACTTAATTTAGTTTGTGCAGCTTGTTCTGCATCCATTAAAGCGAGTATTGTTGCTATTGAACGTGCCATTATATTTGATTTGGTAAAACAATATCACCAGTTATTACTGGTGCTAATGTTGCTGTTGTTGTATCTGTTGTTTTATTATCGTTACCTAAAGTAGCATAATCTTGAATGTAAACTTGCACGTTTGGATGGTCGAAATTTTGTTCTTCGTTACGTCTTAATAGTTTTCCAAATATATCGTATTGTTTTGTATGTACTGTTTGCCAAACATTATCTAATAACGTTAAAATGGTTGTATCTTCATCTAAATAAGATTCAAAACAAACGTGTAAACGTACAGTCATATCGTATTCTTGACTAACTGCATATTTACCTTTATCTCTAAATGTAGAAGGCATAAACTCAATAAATATTGCAGGATATAAAAACGGATTTTCTTCGTTTTCACGCTCCAGTTGGTTATTCCATAGTGCAACGTGTTTAATGCCTGTAATAGCAACTAAATCAGTTTTTAATGAATTATATAAGGTTAGTTTAGACATTAAATATAATTACAGTTTTGTATTTTTTCAGTATGTGATAAAATTGGAGTTTTGTTTATTAAAACTAAAGAAGATGTTTCAATCATATACTCTTGTCCAATAATAGACCATCTATTATTGCCATTATATTTGGCAATTTCCCATCCATTTAATTTATCTACAATAACCCAGTAATGTTGATTATATTCCATAACACAAATATACAAATTATTTATTAAATTGTTTCTTAATATTTTTATCAATAAATGCAATTAATTTACGGTTTAACTGTCCGCTATAACCTATAAATTGACGTTTAGGCATTTTGAAAGAGTGTTTACCAAATGCTTTACCCATTAAACCATCATTATGTATTCTCGCATAAGGTACATCGGTTAAAATCTTTACTGATAGGAAACCAAAACGCTTACTTCTAATTGAACGTCTTAATGTACCCGTACCTTTACCAATTAAAACACCTCTATTAGTATCATCTACCCATTTACCTCTTTTTGTCTTATATCTAGTTCGTTTTCTAGGTTGCCATTTAATTAATGTTTCATCAGTAAAACCGCCATTGCTAAATGACCTTGTAAAGTGATTAGCAGCTAATACACCCATTGCATCCACTACTTTTTCAAGTTGAGGTTTAAAAGCCTGTATGTCTTTTAATATCTTTTTATGTTCTGCAAAAGTAGCCATTAGTTCATTGCTATAAAAAATAATTGACAATATTGTAAACCCTCTTTATTTTTGTTTAATAAAATATGTGTAAAATAATGGATTGAATTAGTTAGTTGCTCATTTACGTTACCTTTATTTATTAACTTGTTAATCATCTAGGTTTAGGCATGTTGAAATTGTTAGCAGCCAAATTCTTATCTTTAGGTTCTACCACAAAATAAGGATGCTTATCACTAAATACTATCTTATCTTTGCCAGCATTCATCATAAATTCAGGTGGCACTGTTTTAGGTTGCGTAAATCCTTTTAATGAAGTTTTATCAGTATCATCACTTTGTAAAGCAGTACATCTACAATTCCATCCATTTGGAGGAAAATAATTGTTCCAAAACTTATCATCAACTGGTCTTTTGATTTTATCTAACATTGCATGCTCAGGTCGTA